GACTAAAATGAAATGGCTGTTTACCGACCAACAAAACAACAAATACAATCTGAAATTTTAAAGTGTGGTAAAGATCCAGTTTATTTTTTAAATACATACGCTAAAATTTCTGATACGCAAAAAGGTCCAATACCTTTTAGAACATTTGAGTTTCAAGATCAAGTGCTAAAAGATATGAAGGACTATAGATTTAACGTAGTTTTAAAAGCAAGACAGTTAGGTCTTTCTACAATTGTTGCAGGTTATATCGCTTGGTTAATGTTATTTCACAGAGACAAGAATGTTCTCATTTTAGCAACTAAACTTTTATCAGCATCAAACTTAGTAAAGAAAGTTAAATATATTATTAAGAGTCTACCAGATTGGCTTATGATTGCTGATGTATCTGTAGACAATAGAAACTCATTTGAACTTACAAACGGTTCTCAAATTAAAGCTTCAGCAACTTCTGGCGATGCTGGTCGTTCTGAGGCTCTTTCTTTACTCGTTCTGGACGAAGCAGCCTTCATAGAAAATATGAAAGACCTCTGGACAGGTGTTTATCCTACAATGGCTACTGGTGGTCGCTGTATTGCTATATCAACCCCAAACGGTGTAGGTAACTGGTTTCATCAAACCTATATTGACGCAGAAAGCGGAACAAACGATTTTCATCCAATAAAACTTCATTGGACTGTCCATCCACACAGAGATCAAGCTTGGTTTGAAAAAGAAACTAAAAATCTTTCAAGAAGAGAAATTGCTCAAGAATATGAGTGTTCTTTCAATGCATCTGGTGAAACCGTCATCGAATCAGACGATCTAGAAAGATTGCACTCAACCTGCAAAGATCCAAAGCATAGAACAAACTCAGATAGAAATTATTGGATCTGGAAAGAGTTTAATTCAGATCGTTCTTATGTTCTTGTTGCTGACGTTGCTAGAGGTGATGGTAAGGATAATTCTGTATTTCATATAATTGACATTGATTCATTTGAACAAGTTGCAGAATACCAAGGTAAATTAAGTACAGAAGATTTTGCTAATTTATTAGTAACTGCTGGACGCGAATATGGTAACTGTATGATAGTAGTAGAAAACAATAATCTCGGCTATTCAGTAGTTGAAAAAATTATTGTTTCTAATTATCCAAACATATATTATTCTACAAAAGGTTCTGGTGATTATGTAGATCAAGTAACTGCCGAAGGAACTTTAAATACAGTCCCAGGATTTACAACTTCACATAAATCAAGACCATTAATAATTGCAAAATTAGAAGAATTTATTAGGAATAAATCAGTTACAATTAATTCATTAAGAACAATAAATGAATTAGATACTTTTATTTGGTCACTAGGTAGGCCACAAGCAATGCAAGGATATAATGATGATTTAGTAATGTCACTTGCAATTGCGTGTTGGATTAAAGATACAGTATTTCAAACTAACCAAAGAGAACTAGAATATAAGAAAGCTATGTTGACAAGTCTTGTAAAAACTAATACAATGATAGATACTAAAATACCTGGTATGGCTGGCTACAATAAAGACCTATCAATTTCTATAAACGAAGCAAAACAACAATACCAAAATTATTTCTGGGTTTATAAAGGATAAAAATGGCAGAACAAAAATTTAAAAATACAAAAAATCAAGACTCTGAATTGTTTAAAAGGTTAACCAAACTTTTTTCTGGGCCTATAGTTAATTACAATCAGCCAGTTCAAAGTAGATATAGACGTAACCAAATGGACAAGTTTGGTCAAAAATTTACATCTGCTGGTGGGTTAGAGTTTAAGAAATCTGCCTATAATCCATACGAAAATTTCTCATCTAAAATGATGGCAAATCAAAATCGTGCTGATAGGTACATTGATTTTGATCAAATGGAATACATGCCAGAGATAGCATCTGCTCTTGATATTTATGCAGATGAAATGACAACATCTAATGAACTTAATAGTATGTTAAATATTAAATGTGCAAACGAAGAAATTAAATCTATTCTTAGCACATTGTATAATAAAACTTTAAATCTTGATTCTAATTTATTTAATTGGTGCCGTAATATGTGTAAATATGGTGACCATTATTTATATTTAGATATTGACGAAAGACTAGGTATTAAATCTGCTCTAGGACTTCCAGCAAATCAAATTGAAAGAATGGAGGGTAAAGACCCAACAAATCCAAACTATGTTCAATTTCAATGGAACTCTGGTGGTTTAACTTTTGAAAATTGGCAAGTTGCACATTTTAGAATTCTTGGAAACGATAAATATTCTCCATATGGTACTTCTGTATTAGACTCTGCAAGAAGAATTTGGAGACAATTAACTCTTCTTGAAGACGCAATGATGGCATATCGTATCACAAGATCACCAGAAAGAAAAGTATTTTATATTGATGTTGGAAACGTTCCACCACAAGATGTAGAACAATACATGCAAAAGATTATGACTTCAATGAAGCGTAATCAAATTGTAGACCAAAATACTGGTCGTGTTGATTTACGTTATAACCCAATGTCCGTTGACGAGGATTACTTTATTCCTGTTCGTGGTGGACAGAATAATACAAAGATTGATGCACTTCCAGGTGGTCAATTTGCTTCTGCTATTGAAGACGTAAAATATCTTAGAGATAAGCTTTTTGCTGCTCTTAAAGTTCCTATGTCTTATCTTATTAGAGGAGATGGAGCTACAGAAGATAAAGCAACTCTTGCACAAAAAGACATTCGTTTTGCAAGAACTATACAAAGACTTCAAAGAGTTGCAGTTGCTGAGTTAGAAAAGATTGGTATCATTCACTTGTTCACACTTGGTTATAGAGGATCGGATTTAATTTCATTTAAACTTTCTTTGAACAATCCATCAAAGATTGCTGCTCTACAAGAACTTGAACATTGGAAAACAAAGTTTGACGTTGCTGGTGCAGCTACTGAAGGCTATTTTTCTAAGCGTTGGATTGCTCAACACATCTTTGCTTTGTCTGATGAAGAATTCTTACGTATTCAAAGAGAGCAATATTATGATCGTAAATTTACAGCATCATTAGAAGCTGCTGGCGCACAACCACAAGCCGCCGCTGGAGGCGGTGGCGGTGGTGGATTAGGTCTTGGTGGAGATCTTGGAGGACCAGAAGCTGGAGGTCCAGAAGGCGCACCATCACCAGAAGGAGCACCACCAGAAGGCGCACCACCAGAGGGTGGAGGAGAAGGTGGAGCACCAGAAGCTCCAGAAGCTCCACCAGCAGGAGAAGAAGGTGGTAGTACATTATTAGCAGCACCATCAAAGAGAAGAGATGGTTATGGAAAAACTATGACCACAACTTTTAAATCTAAAGGAAAATGGTACAAACCAGTTGCAACAGATAAGAGAACTATTGGCGCAAGAGCACGTTCTATTAACGCATCTGGTGGAGGCTTTACTGCAAGTGGTAGTAAAAAGAATGTCTTTAAAGGTTCAAACGAATTAGATGATTTAATTGGTAATTTCTTAAAAGAAAATCAAAATAATAACAATGAAGAAGAATTTGAACTATTTAGAATAGAGCGTGAAACTCGTCAATTAATCGAAAGTCTGGAGTCCAAAAATAATGGAAAGAATAAAACTTAAACATAATAAGAAAAGAAACACCGCTTTTCTTTTTGAGTCTTTAACTAAAGAGCTTACAAAAGCAATTGTTACCAAAGATGAAAAAAGAAAAGCACTTGTATTATCAATAATTAAAGAGCATTTTAAAAAAGGTACAACTTTAGCAAAAGAACTTGATGTTTACAAATCTCTTTATGAGTCAAGAGGACTTCCTAAAGAAACAGCAGAGAGAATGGTTACAGAAGCTAAAAGAGTTTATTTTGGTCTTAATCAACAACACATTTTTAATGATCAAACAAATGTTATTAATAATGTAAATAAACAACTTGGTCCTGCTGTATTTACAAATTTTATGTCAAACTATAAAGATCTTGCAACAATAGCACAAATCTTTGATGAAGAAATTCCAATGAAATCAAGAGTTATACTTGAACAATTCTTGGTTGAAAGATTATCAACAGAAGATACTATTCAAAATCTTAAACCAATTGATAATCTTGTATACAAAGAATTCATAAAGAAATTTAACAGTAAGTATGGTACATCTCTTCTTGAAGAACAAAAAGAATTATTAACAAGATACATTGCGTCTTTTTCAGACGGAGACTTTGATTTTAAAGTTTATCTCAACGAAGAGATTTCAAGAATAAGAAGTTTAGTAAAAACAACTTCTAATCTTAACGAAGGTACACAAAGACAGGACATTCTTTCTGCAATTGATGCTATAAAGAATACTCAAATAGATCATAACATTATCGAAAAAGTTCTTAAACTTCAAGGAATTGCTAAGGAACTTTCCTAATGTCTATTAAAATAAAAGTCAAAGATGATAAAATGCCAGGTGCTCCACAAGAGCCACCAAAAACTAAAGTTAAACTTGACATAAGAAAAACTTTAGATGGCAATTTTATTATCCAAGATCATCCTTACATAGACATTATTATTTCTCCATCAAAGAATAAAATACTTGTTTTATCAACCCTTTCAATGGATGATAAAACTTATTATACTCAAAATAAGTATTTAGATTTTCTTTACAAACGTGGTGTTATTGATCCATCAACAATACAAGCAGGGAACATTTATGCATCAATGGAAGCTGCTATTCCTCAAACAGAAGAAAAAGTAGATCCAATTGAAGTTATTATTTTTTCAACCGCACTGTTTATGGATAATGAAAGACCATCATTTGAATACGAAAGACAAATGAGAAGAGAACAAGACGATTACCTCACAGATCCAGAAGAAGAAGATTCTACCGAACTTGGTGAAGTACCACAAAAAGCTCGTCAAGGTTCAATTGGTACTGCTGCTTACTCTATCAACAAACATTACAACATTGCTTATCTTGGAGAGCAAAAAGAGAAGAAATAATGTGGATTTTGTTTTTCATTCTTGCTTGTTATGGTTTAACCAACATCCTTGTTTATGGTTCAATACTTTCTTGTGTTAGACCAAAACAAGGATTGTGGGGAGAGCTTTTTAAATGTCCTATGTGTATGGGATTTCATGTTGGATGGTTTGTAGCTTTAATAATGAAACTATCTAATTTAACAAGCATAGA